GAAGCTACTATGCAAGCCGCACAGGCCGCAGGTGCTGGTAACACTCCTGCAAGTGTACAGAGAATGATTAAGGATTTGACAGAACCTAAAATGAATTGGCGTGAGATACTGCGTCAACAAATCCAAAGCACTATTAAGAATGACTATTCATTTATGCGTCCTAATCGCAAGGGCTGGCACATGAGTGCAATATTGCCAGGTACTCAATTTGAAGAAACTATTGATATCTGTGTTGGCATCGACATGTCTGGATCTATTGGAGATGACCAAGCTAAAGACTTTCTAAGTGAGATCAAAGGCATCATGCAAGAATATAAAGACTTTAAAATTAAAGTATGGTGCTTTGATACTAAAGTTTATAACGAGCAAGATTACGATGGCTATTCAATAGATGAATTTGATCACTACGAACCAATGGGTGGTGGTGGTACTGATTTCGATTGTAACTGGGAATACATGAAGGAACATGATATTAACCCTAAAAAGTTTATCATGTTTACCGACGGTTATCCTTGGGGTAGCTGGGGTGATGAAAATCATTGCGATACAGTATTCATCATTCATGGAAATAATAGTGTTGTACCCCCATTCGGTGAATACGCATATTATGAAGCAATGAAGGAAGTAGCATAATGGCATTAAAAAATGGCAAGCCAAATCCTCTAAATTATTTTAATTTACGCAGAGTTGAGTTTGCCTGTCCACACTTTAAGTATACGTCAATTGAAAAATATAATCCGCATTTAATCAGAGCGATCGATCAGTGGATTAAGCATAATCTTAATAATAGATATTATATTGGGCAAGGCATTACTTTAGATAATAACAACTCTATTGTATATACTACATCTATTGGGTTTGAGAGTGAAAAAGAACTCAGTTTCTTCACGATTGCCTGCCCACATTTATCACAGAGATAATTATATATGTACAGAATATATTAAGGAGATACCATGACTGATACAACACAAAACAACGCACCAGCAACTGATGCTCAAAGCAATGATTTAACAATCAACGATCTTAACGCAATGAAAGTTATCATCGATATTGCTAGCTCACGTGGCGCATTTAAACCAAATGAAATGGTTGCAGTTGGACAAACTTATACTAAATTAAGCACATTCTTAGAGACTGTTGCTAAACAAGCAGAAGCCGCTCAAGCAACTACACCTCCTACAGCTACACCAACATCAGCTGATGCCGCAGGTGCCGCAATTACAGGAGTATAATAATGGCTGAACTTAAACACGTAGGTCGTGTTAAGGCTACAAATAAGAAGTGTCTTGTAGCATATCGCACACTGCCAGGTGATGCGTATCATTGCCTAATTATCCCAACAGAAAATCTACCAGACATCTATCACGATGCTATTATCAATCTAGTCGAAAGTAGTGCTGGTCAAGAGGCTTATGAATTTGCAGAAGCTTTAGATCGTACTCAGTTCCCTGATGGTTCAAGAATGTTACCTGCATTGCATTCTTCCGGACGTTTAATTAAGGTACAGACAAGCGAAGTTGAAATGCTGCCTGTTCCCGGATTTACTGTCCAGCTAAGTGAATTGAATCAAATGATTGCTGAACAACGCGGAGTTCCAGTTGATGAACTAGCCTTGCAGTCAGGCGATCCTAAAACTTCTAAAAAAATTGAATTGCCTGAAGTTGAAGAATCAACAGCTAGTGCAACTCCAACAGAAACACTTAGCCCAGATGCTCAAGCTAAAGAATATCGTAGCAAGGCAGATAAGTTAGCTAAGGAAGCTGCTCAGTATCGCAGAATGGCAGAAGAACTAGCACCAACTAAAAAAGCAAAGTGACACGTTCGGGAAGAATTCTTCCCAAGGACGCGATCGAGCATTGGCCAGAAGTATTCGGTGAGGTAGAACTCAATGTAATGCCTCTTAGGTATCTCCATACCGTTTTGGTCAATTTTAAAGATGGCAAGTCCTGGGAAATACGCATAACTGAAAAAACGAAACGTGAGGGATGGTCTACGTTTGAAAGAAATTTATCCGAGATGGTCAAGACCTACGAAGATACCGTTGAGGATATTGATTTCAAACTAGACACTGATCGTGTTCGGAAAGATATCGAGCGTAGTACTCAGAAATTTTTAAAGAAAAAGAAGCTATAACTAATGCATGTTCAATTACTCAGTTACTCCCAGCCAACACAGGAATTTGCAGATTTGGGTATCCAAGATGCACAGGAACTCATTGCGTACTGCGCCCGTGTCAGCAATCCCAGCAATCAACTTAACACCGAAACATCAGCAAAACTCATCCAATATCTTATCCGACACCAGCACTGGAGCCCACTCGAAATGGTCAGTGCCTGTATGGAAATTACCACAACAAGAGATATTGCCCGACAAATCCTTAGACACAGAAGTTTTAGTTTCCAAGAATTTAGTCAGCGATATGCAGACCCGACTAGAGACCTGTTATTCGTACCTAGAGAAGCGAGGTATCAAGACACCAAGAACAGGCAAAATTCAGTAGATCTAGATCCAACAGTAGATGACGATCGTCGTCTAGCGTATCAATGGGAAAATATACAGTTAGATATTATTAATCGTACACGTGATGCGTATAAATGGGCGATTGAAAAAGGTATTGCTAAAGAAGTTGCACGTGCTGTATTGCCAGAAGGGCTTACTGAAAGTCGACTGTACATGAATGGTACACTTCGTAGTTGGATTCATTTTATCGAATTACGCAGTGCTAATGGTACACAAAAAGAACATCAAGAAGTAGCAATCGCGTGTGCTAAAGTTATTGCTGAGATTTTTCCAATGACCACTGATCTTTTAGCCAAGTAAAATCATTTATTTTAGCAAGTGCCTCCATATCGGAGGCATTTTTTTCACCGTATATCTTACCGGCTTTTGCACCATTAATGGCATTTAGATCAGATCCAATAGTACACCAGCGATCTAATCTTACTAAAGATTCTTCGTTATTAATTAACACAAGTTTACAGCACTCTCTAAAAGCACTGCGCCAAGTAGTAAATGGATCTGTATTAAACGCTGTAATATTACTCACTGTAGGCATCGCTTTAAATTTACTGCTAATAGTTGTAGTCATGTCTACAGTATCGGTTCGCATGTTTATTGTAAGTATTTTTGGAAATAACTTAACACCACCATACCCGTATTCTAAACCGTTTACAGGATTGCGACTCCTCCAAACATGTACTACATCTAGATCCCATTTTGTAACTTCATAATCAAAATTGAAATCGTCTAATATAATTGCATCAGCGTCTACTACCCAAAACATTTTAGTAAATGCTTTTTTGGCGGCGGCAATATGAGCATTATGAATTCCATCAACACCATGCACACGTTTTGCCAATGGAAATCTTTCTTTTAGACGTGCATAGTTAGCGTCTGCATTTATTTCATCGTAACTAATAAAGACTATGTCGTACATTATCTTGTAAACATTACTCTAGGTGTATTTTGATAAACTGTTTTAAAAAATCTACTGCCAGCTTGATCAAGATTAGCTATTTCCATTTGGCAATCTATCATTAAATCTCGACCTAGTTGATTAATTAGTGCGGATGCTTCGGCTGGTTCTAGAGTTGATTTTGTTTCTTCCCAGTAATTAGTCAGCCATTCAAAATCACGAACTTGGCTATAATCCCAATCGGTACACATAGTTTTATAACAACCTTCTCTTGCACCTAGAATAGACCAAATTCCGTTTTCTACATCAGCACCAACACTAGCCCATATGAGTAATCTATGATAATTTTGCCACCATGTATCTTTTACATTTTTAATTTTGGTACCTCGATCCAATGACATCTTAACACCTTCACGGAATCCTGCTCTCCATGCTTGGAAAGGACTGGCATTGGTAAAGCTCTCACTGTAGTTTTCGTTAAACTGATAGTATCTGTTATCAAAACAAAATTCTACTTTACCTTGATTGTCATTGGGGTCTGAATTTTCGTGTGTTCGCATTTCATTAACAAACTTGCGTGTCCATAATTTAAGTCCGCCGTTACCGTACATTAGACCATTTACGTGAACTTTACCGCACCATGAAAATACGTTATCGCTAGTCAATTTTAATTTTTCTAGATCTATTTCAACTTCGAGAAATTTAGGGTCTACAATATTATCTGCATCTACTGTAACAAAATACTCTGTATCACTGAGTGCGGCACAGGCTTTATGTGCAGAGTCAGATCCTTTAACCCCATGTACACGTTTTGCCCACGGTGCTTTAGTTAATAAGTCTGCATAATTTTTTTCAGCGTTTGGCTCATCGTAGCTGAGAAATATAATATCTTGTTCTATAATTTTAATCATTTATTTTTAATCCATAACTTTGAAAAAATATCTTTGACGATATCGAAATTTTATCTTTATTTTTTTCTATATTACTAACAAAAGGAAATACTAATTTTTCCTCGTTGGCGAAGTCTGCTACATCAATAATTATCGTTCTGATTAAGAAGTCAAAATCATTTTCTAACATAACAAAGAACACAGTCTTTTTAACTGTCTCAGGGTGTATAGTTGAGCGAACTTTATCAGAAATTTCAATCGTCCACTGACTGTTTTTACCATCCCATGTTACTATGCATTCAGTATTCTTGTTAGGATGATCTATAATCCATTCAAATACATTACTTCTAAAACCGTATAATTGATCACTTAGCGGCATTAGAGAAAGTACAGTTTTTCCTTCTGCTGTTTTATTATATCCTACTATAAAATCTCCAAACGATTTTTGACCGTTGATAAAATTTTCATAGTCAGCATAAGTTATTTCAATACTGTCAGGCTGGCTTTCATGCTTTTCAGGTGCGACTGCATAAATTTTGCCACTGTCTTTTTTATAATGAGCCCAATACTGTGGACCGGATGATTGTTTTTTACGAGCCACTTGCTAGATTCTCCAGTCGTGCTAACAGCCGTTTTGTTAAAAAGTTTTTTTCTACGTAGTGAAACAATTTATCTTGTTTTATATTACCTACTACTAATTCTCCGCGAGTATTATATATGTAAGGTACAGTATCTTGCCAACTAGAAGGTGTAGGTGTCCAATTCTGTATCAAGGGTTTCATATGGACAAACTCTAAGGGAGAAACATTATCTATAACATATTCATGCCTTCCGGCAATTTCTATAGCAACGGCTGCGGCAAGATCCATACTAAGCCAATTTTGATAATTATCAGATGCAAATCGATCCCAACACCATTCCCAATTATTACAAACAAATTCTAGAACTTTGTAAAATTCATAAGCCGCTTGATTCTTTTTAAAATAATGTAGAGCAAAATATGGATTAGTTAGCTTATTAGAAATAAAAGTTTTTCGATGGAATTTATCTTGATATATTGTTTCTAATTTATAGTTTTTTACTCTTGAACAAAATTTAACATCAAAATTTTCACAGTATTTCCACCAGGTACTAATGTCATCCAACATAAGCATATCGGTATCTAGTACAATAGTCTCCTCATAAGGCGTAGCATAATAAAATTTCCAGCGATGTTCTGCTGCTAATCCATTTACCGGTGTATCTGTATACCATGGAATTGGTATTATCTGATCAAACACCTTAGAATATTTTTTAGGGACTTTACAATTAGTAATTAGTGATACAGATTTGATATCTGATTGACTGTTTTGTATACTCAACGCAAGAGCATACGCCTGCTCTACATAATTTACACTATCAGTATTTTGAGCAAATAATAAAAATCCTTTAGACACCTGAGCCTCCATCTATATATCGGCTTAGACTAAATTTATTCATCACGTGTACATCTAGTCCTGTAGTTTTTACTAGGGTGTATTCGCCAACACAGTCTTTCTTTTCGACAAGAAATTTCATTTTATTTCCATCAGTACTGACAAGTAAATCAGTATCCAACGCATAGACCATTTTTCCCGGAAGTTCTTTGGCAAAGTTTCCAGATGATTTCCCATTCATGATATGAATAGCCATGCTAAAAGCAAAGTCATTTCTAAATACATGACTATTAATGTTATATAAAGTTTTAAAATAAATCCAGTTTTCTTTTATATGCCCTATTAGATCAAAAAATGCTTGAGTAGTTGTATTCTTTCTAAAAACAAATACCGTTGCCCAATAAAACGGAATTGAATATTGATTGATTCTTTTAAAATCACTAAAGTCTCGATCCAATGCTAAATCAAAACTATTTTGATATATTTGAAAATCATAATCATTATTAAAGGCATTTGACAAGATTGAAGAATTTATAACATAATCACTATCTAATACCAGTGTTGTATCATAAGGAGTTAGCTCGTAGACAGAGCTACGACTTTGATTTTTCCAGTCCGATACTCTCGATGATAAACTACCGTCATAGAACTTTTTTTGTTGGATGAAAGGAGTAGAATTAATTATGAGTATTTGATCAAAAGGGTGATCGGGATAGTTGTCTAATAGCCAGGCTGGGCTGTCAGTTATTAGACTCACTGGAATTTCTAAATATTCTTTTACTCGTCTGGCAGCAAATACAGCTAATTTAATATAGTCAGTGGCTGCATTATTTTGAGCAAATAGTAATGCGCCTACAGTCATAGTTCAACGATGTCTGAAATTTTTCTTTTCTTTTTAATTTCAGCATACTTTGTTGTATATTCATTCACTGCTTCAAAATATACCGAAACTACATTATCCAAAAATTCTTGTACATCAGCGACTACTACAGGGAAATCGTTTGCATCTAAAAATGGAACATCTGATGTGTATCCTAGATCTAATACCGTTTTAATAAAAGCTATTAGTTCAGGAGATACTTTAAATGTTGCACCATTAAAATAATAAACTAATTTTTGACTATATTCTTCTAAAGCAACTCTTCTTTGGTTTGCTAGTGTGGTTGCAAAATTGGCCACTGCAAATGCTTTTTCGATTCTTTCATCCATAGAAAACTCCGTAGTATACGATAATACACTACAGTAGTTAGCTTGTCAATGATGTATACTACCAAAGTCCTGGTTTAAGGTCCGGTAGATGTTATTCCAGTTGGAGTCGCAGCAATGAAATTACCAACATAACTGGTAGTCGATATCGTTGCAAATGGGCTTAGAGAATTACCAGCTAGTGTAACTGAGCTACTAGTTGGATATTGTAGTTTAACAATACTGTCTAGCTGACCAATAACGTCTTCGTCGATATCCCAAACGTTAGTATTTCCTTTTTGGTAGTCTTCTGAACCGCCGGCTTGGAATGTAACACTAGAACTACCGCTAGTTAACCCAGTTACTACAACACCAGCCATAGCATTATCAAATGTAGTTGATAACGTCACTGCATTACCGGCAACGCTTGCTACAAAGTAACCACTCTGAGCTGCACCAGTGCCGCCGCTGTTTATAAAACCAGTTTCGCCTGCGGCAGGAGCTGCTGGCAATCCGTTTGTAGCTCCTGAAAAGAATATTTCAGTACCTACAGTAATACCACTGGTAGTACTTAAAGTAACTGTACTAGGTGCAATGGTGCCAGTAACGCTGCCAGTTGCAACCGGAACGTTTGATGACAAATCCCTAAAACTGATAGTAAAAGATAATGTGGTTTGTGTAGCAGCATCTAGTGTACCATAGATGTCATATTGATTCGGTGCATACAAGTATGGACCAGTTGAACCACTGCTTGTATAACCTATACTGTATAATCTGTAAGCAGTTCCTGGATTGGCCAATAGTTGACTCCATCCGTTGCTTGTGCCATTACCTGTGGTATTTTGACCAACTGAATTAAATCCACTAGCACCGTAATAACTAAAAGTTATAGTTCCCATGGTGCTTAGTAAAGTTGCCCAAGATGCATTTTTAGTAGTTGATGCACCTGTACCTGCAAATCTTGCGGCAAATGTAACACTACCACCTGCATTAAAGAAATATTTTGCAGCTAATGCACTAGTAAATTGTAATGATAGCAAATGCTGAACTGTAGGAATGTTTGATTCAGTTACTACAGGAGCAGTACTATTTGTTTTCCCGCCCCAAGCTGCTGTTCGAGAAGCAACAACGGCTGGATTATCGCTAGACGCACCGGTGATTGTCACCGTGCCGTATTGGCCACTTGGTGCTATAACATAGCATCCTGGGGTTGCTGGTCTGTTTACACTAGGACTAAAACCATTGTATGTTCCGCCGGTAGTAGGACTTGTACTAGATAACTGTTGCGCCAATTGCAAATATGCATTTCTGTCTCTTGCAGTAATTGATCCTGTAGTAGTTGCTACAGTTAATAGAGGATCTTGTCCACTACTACCAACTTGATGGAAATATAAAGCATATAAATCTCGCTGCAATTGATTCCACTGTGAGGCATAAATGGTTTTATTATTTGTTTTACCAACTGGAAGATTTGGAACAGGTTGACTTGTTGGAGTGGTTCCGTAGCCACCGGTTCCAGTACCCATGATGCCATTAATTAATGACTGAATAGTATTGTAATCATTCGCTGCAATTAAATCACCTACGCTATTTGGACTAGAACCTGCCATTTTTACCCTCTTTTCTTTAAGCTATTTATTTTTTACAAAATTACACATTCGACTAATCTGATATCCTCAGAATCACTATCTTCTAATGACACTGCAAATACACCAGGTATAGTGTAATCTGTAGCAGTTCTTCCGTAACCGCTACCAGTAGAAATTAATAAATCGCCCTTACATACTGGTCCAATTATCTTAACTGGTACACGACCTTTTAGTGCAACATAAGTTCCACCTTCTAGATCTTTATTCATCATAAATGCTGGATTAGTACTTATTACACCGATTGGGAAATCTCCGTAACCAGCAGCACGTATTTCAGCAGGGCCACCTACACATACTACTGTTCCTGGATCATATTCTTGATCTGCTAGATATTTTTCTGCTAAGTCGGCGTATTGTGCTGATGTTGCTGTTCCTGAAAATACGTTGGCTGCAAGATTTCCGCTAGTATCTCTCATGGCTGCATTTACTACACCTGGATTTACTGCAATACTTCCGCCAGCATATAATCCGCCGCCGTAGCCAATTTTATCAGCTTGTTGGACTGTGCCATTATAGTATTGCGCATACACTTGTCCCCAGGGCTGAGATATACTTCCTAAATTAGAATATACACTTCCACCGCTAGCACCTGGCAAACAATCATTGCCCTTTAATGTTAGTGGTTGAGTTTGTTGATTATTCTGTTTAGTTAAAAAATAAATTGTATCGTTAGCTGTATTTTGAATTGTAGGATAGGTATTACTAGCATTATATACTGACAATTTAGAAGGACTACCTACAGTATATCCCTGATCAGTAAAATTAATAACAGTATTAAAACTTGATTGACTACTAGTCAAATAACTACTTGCAGGTATTCCACCTAGTGAATCTGCATCGGCTGCTGTACCCCAGAATCTGTGATTAGTAGTAGTGTGCCCTGGATGATTTAAATCATCCATTGTGTTAATTAGAGTAATACCTTGGTGTATTCTTAAGAATCCATTAATAGGATTAGCAGTTGTATCCAACTGGAAATCATCTGAACTGATTACAAAAATTGTATTACCGTTTGCAACACCTTTAATAATTGAGTGGGTTCCATCTAAACCTTGAACGGTAGCAGAAACCATATTTGTTAAATTTGTGCCTGCTGCCTGTGGTCCAATTAACTGATATGGAATTTGGGAATTACCAGTGTAGGCATATAGCTGATTGCTGTCTGTCTTAAAGAATAAATCGCCAACACTTTGACCGCTAGGGAATGTTGTACCAATTTCTGCACCACTAGCTGTACGGAACTTACTACCATCGTAGAAACGTATTCTCTGTAGACCAGAATCAAACCATAACTGTCCAGCTATTGGGTTTGGAGGTGCACTTGTATTAGCAAAATTTTCAAGCAAATATACAAAATTTTCATTTTGTACTGGACCATATCCAGCATAATTTTTACCGATTAGGGTAATATCATGGGACGAATCAACCGTGCCATCGGCCACCGTTGTAAGTAACGTTCCGTTATAATGATTGATTGTATATGACATGTTTCGCTCGTTCCTTATTTTAGAGTATTTATGCTATTTTGCATTAAAAAAAATTAAGCTGTTACTGATTTAATCACAGCAAATTGCAAGACAATCGGCTCTGATAGTGTAACTGATGATAAATTATGCACAAAAATCGTTGCAGATCCAGCAGCTGGTGTAGTAGCAAAAGAATATGCTCCTAATGTTCCGCCAGAACAATGATTGACTAAAACTAGATCTGTTGCAGAAATTGCACTGTTTGTTAGGGTAAATTGTATAATAGCACCGGATGATAAACTGGCAGAATTCATAGTAATCTGGCCATTAATTGTATTTAATGTAACACCGTTACCTTTAGTAACTCCTTGAGTTACAGTACCACCGGATCCTGTAGCATATCCTATTCCAGCTATAGGACTATTAGAAACTATTGATCCAGATGATGTTAGACTGTTTAAAGTTCCTACACTCTGTAAACTAGAGTTGATTACGCTGCTGCCTAATGTGGTAGAATTCAATACAGGATTGGTGCCAATTTTATATGCTTTACCTGAAGCTAAATCTATATTTTCACTACTTGTCCATGAGGCAGTTGCAGAGCTCCACTGCAATGTTTTATCTGACCCGCCCTTAATTATAAATCCAGCACCATTGGCTGTAATGTCAGAAGGACTGCTTGTGTGAGCAAGAGTTATTGTATAGTCTTCAAGGTCTACTGTGGCTGTATTTTTACTAGTTGTTGTACCGTTAACTGTTAAATTTCCTTCAATAATAACAGTTCCAGGGCTAGCACTTGTGCCAACGTGTAATGTTGCAGCCGGTGTTGAGTTGTATAGACCAATATACTGATCTCTAGCATCAATAAAGACTGCATTGTTTGATCCATTAGTACTGCTTTCTAATCCGATAACAAAATTTTGATCTGTTGAATTACTTTGTACTGTGAACGTGCCAGATGAAACATTAAATTCTGTATTACTGCTAGGTCCTAAAATTAATTGTGTCGATGAGTTAGAATTAGCAATAGTTAATTTGCCGCTAGCGAAATTATCTCCAGAAATTTGTAAGAAGTTTTGTGCATTTTTAAGACTACCGTCAGCTGCAATAAGATTGTTTGCCTGAGACACTGGTACATTAAACTCTATTCCAGTAAGTCCACTAGCAGTAAATCCAATATTAATCGATCCCAAGGCTGCGGTAATTGTTGTTGAAGCAACCGTGGCACTAGTACTTACTGTATAAGTTCCAGTGTTGCCATTTCCTGTACCAAATCCTGTAATAGTTGTTCCTGGAGGTATGTTAGATCCAACAAGTACCATTCCCTGAGCAATAATGCCTGCTGTGACGTTTGTCACAGTTAATGTTGAACCACTTTGGCTAGCATTAAATGTAGCTAGTTTATTGAATCCAGAGATACTAGTTGAAGGTGTAAATGCGTCTTTACTATAAATTCCTAATAATGTGTTAGCAACATACATTAAAACTACTGTATGACTTTTTAAATTTGTATCTAAAATATCTTCTACGATAAATCCGCAAGGTCCCTGTGCGCTAGTATATATTGGTCCAGCTAAAAAGTTTGCAAGGCCATCATTAAAATATAACTGTCCAGTGGTGCTGTTAATCCATAAGTCACCAGTGGTTAATGAGCTAGGAACAGTAGGTGCAACTAAAGTTCCTCCACTGACTTTAAAACTACTGCCATCATATACTTTTAGTCGTTGTTCGCTTGTATCATACCATAACTGTCCCGGTATTGGATGACTTGGTTGAACATCGTTAGCAAAATTTTCTAGTAACCATACAAAGTTATCATTAATAAAAGTACCGTACGAGGTAGAATTTTTTCCAATTAACGTTAAATTGGTAGCTGTCTGATCAATAGTGCTATCTTGTACTACAGTTAGCAGATCACCGTTAGTTTTAAGTATTGAATAGCTCATTATATGTTACCAGTAAAAATAATATAGTTGATAGTTAGGTATGGATTTACGATTGGAACAGCGTTTCCAGGCTTTGCATTGTTACTTGCACTAGAACTTGTTGCTGCTGAAAAATATTGAGTTGCTCCAGTTGCTGCATAGGTTGGCAATTCAGTTACATCAAGTACTGCATTTTGTTGGCCGCCAGATCCGCCCACTGCATCGGCTGTGGTTGAGGTAATGCGTCTTGCGCCAGCAGATCCATTTAGTACTCCACCAGTGTATACTAAATTTCCATTAACATCAGTTGCTTGAGTATAGCTATTAACAGACGATCCATTAACACCGTCAGTTAAATTATC